CCAGGGTGGGGAAGTGGTCGCACTCGTGGCTAGCCTGGTGGATCTTTTCGATCACCCGCTGACGAGTGCGACCGGACGACACGAAGTCGTCCACGAAGATCCATCGGTCACCCATCTCGCCGAGGAGCCGACCACGACCGTGGTGCGAGTCGTCCGTCTCCTTTCGGATGAGGACGAAGTTCTTGCCCAGGGCGAGAGCGAGGGAGGGGATGACGATGCCGCCCGAGAAGCCAGTACCAACGATGGTGTCAAAGTCAACATCCTTCAGTCGGTCCTTGGCCGTCTCGATCACCTCAGCGAGGTTGAAGACAGCTCGGTCCATGTAGTACGTACGGAGCTTGATGCTCATAACGTCCTCCTTGCGAGGAGCGCCCCTGTAGCGCTCCAGCGCCCGTCTACGGCTCGAACGTAGATGCCTGCCTGTCGGGCTGTGATACTCAGTCGTCTTGCGACACGATCTCCGTGGCGCGGCGCAGGGCTGCGCCCCACTCCGCTCCTCGGTCCTGCTCGGACTGAAGGTTCGCGAGGAACGCGACGGTATCAGTGTCGGTGTTCAGGACGCGAACCTGGGCGAGGTGGTCAAGCAAGTCCTCCGCCGCCGACCCGAAACGGGTGGTGTCACCCTCGGCGAGGTGCTCGATGCTGACGCCCTGGGCGGCGAGGAACTTGCCCACCAGGCAGTCCGGCTGCCCCTCGTAAACGTAGACACAGCGCGAGGCGCCATACCCGAAGGGCCGCTTGGTGTAGACGTAGTCATGACCATACTCGGCCACGATAGCCTTAACGCCAGCGATCGCCTGATCGATGTTGATCTCGATCATGGTATGTCCTTCCCTCAAGCACGCCCCCATGGCGTGCTCAGCGGGCGGGGAGGAGTTGCACGCTCCCACTCTGCTAGTCGCCCTAGCCTGGCGGCGTAGCCGCAGGCCGAAGGTCACCTCTCGATGGCCGTTAGACTGGATCACTTCCTAGGTTGTGGTGAAGCTGTAAGCGTGGTTGAGGATCAGCATCCAGGCTACAGCCAGGACGACGTTCCTCGTGATAACCAGAAGCATGATCACACCACCTCGTACAGAGCGTTGAACTTGAACGCGGAGTACCACTTGATGGTGTTGTCGTCGAACAGGACGGCTACAGAGCCGTCCTTCCTGAGTCCACACGTGTCGCCGACAACCTGTCCGGTGACCTTGCTCTTCAGTGTCCTCATGATGTTCCTCCCTCTGTGAAGCCAGTGAGTGCTGGGGCTATCGCATCCCCAGCGGAGGCTTTGACCTCTCACCCTTGGTGCACATGCACAGGCTTGTGAGTGAACTCAAGCCCGTTCCTGATGTAACGCTGGTTGTTGAACCAGAAGGCGACGTCGGTGCCGCCTACAGCCGCCAAGGTGATCCTGGTGGCCTTGATGTACCCGTAACCGTTGTCAAGGTAGGCCGTGACCTGCTTGCCGAGGTGCGGGTGGAGCATGTCCAGCACATCCTTGGCGGTCTCCGCCTGGTGTGTGTAGACATACGTCGTGCTGCCATCGCTGTACTCAGCCATGACTATCTCCTATCTCTAGCCCGACGTGGTCGAGCTCCGAGACACGGCTTGCGCCGTGTCCCTGCGGAACCAAGAGGGCACACCTACCTACCGCATACGCCTCAGTAGGTGTGCCCGATGGCTCTTACAGGGAATTGGACTGCGTGCTAACCACCAGGTAGCCGCATGGCTCGCTCCCAAGGTTCTTGCTTAGGTGTTACTTAGCGGGAGGTCCATCGCTACATGGGTACTGCCTGGTCGGGACGGCCCTACGGGCCTGTCTCGCGTCAAGCTAGCACGCTGCTTCACTGTTCAGTTCTCAAACATCAGCCCTGGTGTTCTCCGACTCCTCCGGATGCTGTCCCGTCCCACCGTTATGACCGGCAGTAACGTTCACCAGAGGCCCTCCAGGCTGTTACAGCCCTTCAGGAAGGTCCCACCCGAACACTGTGAGTGGCTGAGTGCTTCGCTCTAAGCTAGGCCACCACTCGCCGTGTTCTCGTGCTCAACGTGACGACCATCGCACGCCCCCTGGGGGCGTGTCAAGCGCGGAGCTGTGCAAGCCTCCACTCGGCAGGTTCCTTCGCCTGGCTAGCCGTCGTCGCCTACGTGAGCCGTTACCTCACGCAATAGCTGATAGCGTCCGCGCCCCGGTGATGCTGTGGGTACGCGCCCTTTCGCCTGAGCCCGATTCACTCCCGTTCAACGTCCCAGAGGACGCCAGGGTGGCACTGCGGGCGGGTCGTCACGCTGTTGAGTTGGCGGGATCGCCCTTGCGGGCTCACCCGAGTCGGCGCGGGCTCGAAGGCCCTGTCCCGGCCCCCGTTCCGGCGGGCCGTTGTGCTGACATGGAAAACACTACGGATAGCGGTTGCGAACGGTGAGAGCAACCGTCTTCGAGTCGGGGCAAAACGGACACCCTCCCGAGGGTCGCAGGCCCCTGACCTGCAAGGATGGAGTTCAAAAGAATCTCGGATTGGTTTGGAAGATGTGTACAAAACGACGGTTGCCCCTGGTCAGCGCCCCGTCGGGCGCTCGGAGCGGGGGGAGCAGGGCGCTGGCGAGGCTGGTCTGTGCTGGGGCAAACGCTATCGCAAACGCAGCCCTGTCCGTTCTGTACACCGTTGAGGCATAAGTCTTCCAGGTTGTCCTGGTATGTCCGAATCCTCGGCCCCTACGCGTACGCAGGTACCTGCGCGTGCCTGCACCTCGTGGCTCGTTGGTATCGCGCGTTGTGTGCACGCGCGCGTACGCAGGGCCTATGTCAGCATGTCATGACATAGTTCTCGTTAGGCAGCCTAATCAGTCCAGACTGACAGTCCCCGCCCCCAATCGTAGGCAAACAGGGCGCATCGTCTCATATGATGGACACATCGTCTCATATGTTGAGATATCACCACGTTCGGGACGATCGGCACGATTCGGACATCATGGCTGGATCTGGTGCATCCTGGGGCAACTCAACGTGCTCGGTTCGTCACTGTATGTCCCGGTTTGCCCTGGTTCGACCCCGGGTTGTTAACTGGCCGCTGGGGGGGAGGGAGTGAGACCCCTCAGAAATCTACCATAAAACTTGACCGTGGCCATGACAAGGATGGTCTACAGAGAGTGACCGTTCGGCTATGCATCAGTCACTCCTCGTAGAACTTTGGTAAAGGTTTGGTAACATTTAGGTCCCTCAGTGGTCCAGGTGCCCAAGATGCACCCCGTACTATATATGTAACTATAGAACATGCGGAGCCGTTCATCAGAGGCCACCACAGGTGGCCAGCCCTCAAGGCTGGCCCAACCATAGTCAACACAAGTACGGCAGCCCTTCAGGGGCTGCCTACTAGTAGCTATAGTACTCACTACCGCTTCGCGGAACCTCCCCCGCTTCAGGGGCACCGCCTCCAGGGCGGTGACCTGGTAAGGGTCAAGACAGACTGACAAGGGAGGTACAGGTGGCTAGACCTGTCAACAGGACTACCCGGGAGAAGAAGGATACCATCCTCACCTACATGAGGAAGGGTATCCCTATGTCTAAGGCTATCCTCGACCTGGGTATCACCAAGCAAGCTGTTCAGTACTACAAGGAGTCTGACAAGGACTTCCGTGCTGAGTATGCCAGGCTGTCCAACATGGAGACGGCTAGTGCCCTCGTAGACAAAATTGAAGTACCTGACTTCCCAGACTTCTGTGAAGAGTACCTGGACACCAAGCTGTTCAACCACCAGCTCCAGTGGTACGACGTCCTTGAGGGTCGCGCTCCACGCGACCTGCACGAGAACCAGATCTACAAGCCAGGCGATCCTGGCATGATCATCGTGAACACCCCTCCGGAGCACGCTAAGTCCACAACGATCACGGTGAACTACACAACCTGGCGGATCTGCCAGGATCCGAACATCCGTATCATCATCGTGTCCCAGACGCAGGAGATGGCCAAGCGGTTCCTGCGGGCGGTGAAGGACCGCCTCAGCGGTGCGAACCCGGCCTACAAGAAGCTCCAGCACGACTTCGCTCCCGAGGGTGGCTTCGACGCGAACAGCGCGTCGTGGACCGCTGACTCGATCTACGTGAACGCTGAAGCCCGAGACTCCGGTGAGGCTACGCCTACCGTGCAGGCTCTGGGTATGAACGGCCAGATCTACGGAAACCGTGCCGACCTGATCATCCTCGACGACACAGTGACAGGTAAGAACGCTCATGAGTTCGAGAAGCAGATCGACTGGATCCAGCGAGAGGTCATCAACCGACTTTCGTATCCCGGAGGGGTACTCCTCCTCGTCGGTACGCGCCTGGCTCCGGTGGAACTCTATTCTGAGATCCAGAAGCCAGAGTGGTACGGGCAGGATGAAGAGAGCCCCTGGACTTACCTCACGCAGCCCGCAGTTCTGGAGTTCGCTGACAGTCCTGACGACTGGGTTGTTCTCGCACCCTGGACCAACCGACCCCCGGTCTCGCTCGGAGCAAGACGCCTGGTGGAGGCGAACGAGCACGGACTCTTCCCCTGGCACTCAGGCAAGGCGCTAGCCCGACGACGCGCAACGTCGTCGGCTCAGAACTGGAAGATGGTCTACCAACAGGAGCAGGTGGTTGAGGATGCGATCTTCCCCGCCGACAAAGTGGCAGCTTCTATCGACGGGATGCGGGCGGCAGGGCTCATGTCCCCGGGAGCACCCGGCCACAGGCCGCACGGCATGGACGGACTCTATGTCGTCGGAGGCTTTGACCCGGCAATCACAGGCCACGCGGCAGCCGTCGTCCTGGGCGTTGATCGTATGTCAGGTATGCGCTACGTCCTGGATGTATGGACGGCCCCCAACCAGAAGCCAGACGACCTCTTCAACAAGCTGAAGGACTGGACCGTCAAGTACCACATGCACGAGTGGGTCATCGAGAAGAACGCGATGAACCTGATGGTCACCCAGAACCGCGACCTCAGGAACTTCCTCGGCAGCAGGGGTACGATCCTGAAGGAGCACTTCACCGGAGCCAACAAGAACGACGCCGACTTCGGCGTCGCTTCGATGTCGATGCTCTTCGACGGGGCGAAGGAGGGGCAGGGCCTGATCAGACTGCCTAGCCGCTCCCAGCAAGAGGGTGTCAAGGCGCTGGTCGAGCAGCTCGTCACCTGGTTCCCGCAGTCCAAGGCCAAGCAGGACACCGTCATGGCGCTCTGGTTCGCAGAGACCCGAGCACGCGAGCTGGTCAACGACATCGAGACCGTGTTCCACATCAGCAACGACTACCAGTCAGAGCGTGACCGCAAGAAGCAGGTGACAGTCGACCTGGACTACCTGTCGCAGACGACCGAGTTCGGAGGGGGGTTCGGTGGATGGAGCTGAACAGAGGGGAACGTGCAGCCGATGCGGTAGCGACCTTCATGGGATCCTGGCGGTTTGTGATCGCTCAAGCTGTAATCATGGTCCTGTGGTTTGCGCTGAATGCTATGGCCTGGTCGCTATCGTGGGACCCGTACCCGTTCATCCTACTGAACCTTGCCATGTCTGCGGAAGCTGCCTTTGCCACCCCGCTCCTTCTGATGAGTAACAACCGTCAGGCCGCCCGAGACCGGGCGACCCTGGAGGATGACTACTCCCTCGACGCCGAGGCCCTTGAACTTACGAAGAAGATCGCAGACCATCTAGGAGTACCCCGTGACTGACCTTTGGTATCCCGGCGCTCAGCGCCATGACCTTCGCTCCGGCGAGGGCACCATGGATGGTGGCCCGGCAAGGGTCACCCACCACATCACTTCGAACAATCGCGACTGGACCTTCAAGAACGAACTCGGCTGGTTCACCGGAGGCGGCTCCTCGGTGGCGCCCACCATCCTGGCCGATCCGTTCACAGGCGAGGTCGCTCAGTTCTTCCCCGCCGACTACCGCTCGCTGAGCCTCAAGAACGCTGGCGATGTCCGGACCAACCGGACCGGCAAGTACAACATCCAGATCGAGTGGGTTTTCACGGAGGGCGAGGTCGTCGATGGAAAGCGGTACTACTCCCTCAAGGACACGCCGCTCAAGCCGTGGCCTGGTCTTCTTGCCTGGATCCGCAGTCTTGGCATCGTGGATGGTTGGCCTGGTGGAGTTCCCACGAGCTTCGCTCGGGACACCGTCTCTCTGGCGACATGGACTGGTAAGGGCGGACACTACGGACACAACCAGGTACCTGGTAACGATCACGTCGACCCCGGCCCTATGCCCGACCTGTTCGGCGCCAGTCCAGCCAAGCCCAAGCCCGCACCTGTCTACGCCCCGTTTCCTGGGGACAAGTACTTCTTCTACGGGCGCACGAGCAAGCTCGTAACCGAGGTCGGCAAGGCCCTGGTGCGAGCTGGCTACAAGGGCTACAAGGTTGGCCCTGGTCCCACGTTCGGCCCCGCTGACAGGCGGGGCGTGCAGTGGTTCCAGAAGCAGCATGCAGAACTTGCCGGTGACGCAGACGGTCACTTCGGTCCACTGACCTGGAAGCTACTCAAGGTAGCCCAGCCCAAGTAAGGAGGTGACACGTGGCGCTTAGCCTCGAAAGAATCTTCGGTAAGGTCGAGAGCCTGCGCCGTGCTGCCGCTGACCGTGACCAGCGACACCGCGATGTACATGATGTCCGCTCCGGCGACATCGACACCGTGATCCCTGGGTCCATGCCTGACGCATGGCCCAAGCCTATCGTCGCCAACCTGGTGGACACCAGCGCTCGTGACATGGCTGAGACGATGGGCGTCATGCCCAGCGTCAACTGTGCCACTTCTACGATGAGCACCCAGAAGGCCAGGAACTTCGCCACCAAGAAGACGAAGATCGCCGCCTGGTACCTCATCGAGTCTGGCCTGTACGCAGGCCAGCAGATCGTGGCATCAGATCACTACCTGACTTACGGCATGGCGATCTACGTCGTCGAGCCGGACTTCAAGAACAAGCG